GGACGATGCGAATTTTGATGGTAATAACCCTTTTGGGCTAGCTAATTCTGACTCTGAAATCTCAGAAGAAAAGTACTATATAGGTCAAAAAGTACAAGAAAACAAATCTTATGTGGAGTTTGAGCTTAATTTGCCCCTAGATTTAGATAATTTTGATGTTAACCATAGAACTGTAAACGCTAAATATTGTTATTGGCAGTATAGAGGTTTAGGTTGCCGCTATGAAGGTTTGCCAGTAGAGATGGAAGATGGAGAAGCTTTTACTGACGCAAACAGCAACATTATTACTTTAACGTCTGATAATATTTATGATGGGCAGTTTTTTTACCAACCTGACCGTGGATATCAAGTTGGGGATGTTGCTTATATTGAAGATCAATCAATAATCCTAGATAGGGACCAAGATACCAGTGATCCAATATTTCACAAAACTTGGTATGTTTGCTCACAGGATAACACGGGGCAGCATCCAGAAGGTAATCCTACATATTGGCAAAAAGATGGATGTAATAAAAAAATAGAAGCCTGTCAAAAACGTTTTTCCAGCAAAAGTTTGGTAAAGAGTTTTGTGGGTGAAGAGGAGGCTACTTCTGATTATTTAAACCTACCTAGAACTAGCGCAGCCTCATTCGTAACGGAAGATCCTAATGTTACAGGGGCTTTTAGCAAGGACTCTTGGACATTTTCAATTTGGGTTCGTGGCCAATCTCAATACCAAGATGACAATGGGGATTGGTATAACCCAGTTGTTTTCGCTACTCATGAATTACCTAGAACTAGTTTTGAATTTTCTCCAAATGAAGATGGGACTTTCAATACCAACTTAGTAAAGGCTAATTTGCATTTTTCATCGAGAGTTGAAAATGATAAAAACTCTTATCTAGATTTTGCTACAATCGCAGAGGATGGGACAGATAATAAATTAACTAAAGTAGAGACAAAAATTGCATCTCAAGATAAATTTCATTGCGTAGTATTAAGGAAAAATATTGATTCGACAGTGGAAGTTTTAGTTGATCCCCAAAAAAATCAATATGGAAAAACTGTCTTCTCTAGCAGATCTATTATAAAGACTAATACTAGTACAGCTGGGGTTGATTTAGTATCTTTGTTTTCTGATAACAGGGATAATTTGGATGAAAAAATTTGCTTCGGAGGGGATATAGGTCAAGCTTGTCTTTGGTCTGGCAGGTTGACAGATGATGAGGTTGCATGGGTTGGCTCTACTAACTCCATATCAGATTTAGAACATTATCTTACCGATAACGACTTACAAAAAACGACTCAGACTTACTGTGACTATGTTCCTTTAGCTTATGATGAAGCGACTGGCTATTTAAGCAGTTTAACAGGGTCAGATAGGCTTGTATTTTGGTATGACATGCAAACGGGATTAAGCTCTAATAAGCTTGTTATTCAGGATGAGTCTCATAACAACTATGATATAACAGGATTTGGGGCTACTGGAGACTTTGAAAAAAGGACTATAGAGTATGTAAAGGGTAAGTTTCAAGAATTTATTCCGAATCAAAACGCGCAGTTTGAATTGCCTTTTGGAGGTTTTCCCGGGACAGATGGATTTGATTACAAAGCTTTAGGGTCTCAAAATATATGAATTTAAAAGAAAGTTTACAGCAGATAGTGGATGAGTCGGAATCTAACTCCTTCGTAGAGATTTGTGGTTTTTTAGGTTTTGATGCAGGTAAAGATTCTTATATAGTTCAAATTCAAAAAAACATATCTGAAGATCCGTCGAATCATTTCATGATTGATCCTTTGAACTATTTACTGTTTAAGGATAAATATAATTTAGTAGCTGTTTACCATAGCCACATTAATTCAGACGCTGAACCTTCAGAGTTTGATATTAAAATGTCAAACAATTGCTGTATACCATTTTTAATCTACAGCACCGAAACTAAAAAATTTAATCTTTATGAGCCACAAAATCTAGAAACAGATGTAAATATACATAACAGGTTCAAGGAAGACTATGACAACTATTAGATTACATGGGATTTTAGCTCAAAAATACGGCGAGGTGTTCAAAATGGACATTAGTAAGCCTAGGGATGTTATTAGGGCTATTGATGCTAATAGGGATGGCTTCAGAAAAACTGTGATTGATTTACAAAAACAAGGTTTTTCTTACGAATTAATCGTAAACAAAAAAAGATTAAATAAAGAGGAGTTTTTAAATAGTAAAAAGCCCCAAGAAATAGACTTTGTGCCATTTATTGTCGGGTCTGGTATTCCAGAAATTTTCATAGCCTTAGCTCTTAGTTTAGCTAGCGCAGCAATTCAGTATGCATTAATAGACCCGGGTACAATTGATGGGGGGGAATCGGTTATAGGTGGAGATAGCAAATCTTTGATGTTTAGCAGTAGTCAAATTAACTTAACTGCTCAAGGCTCACCTCTTCCAATTGGATATGGTAGGTTAAAGGTTGGTTCAAGCGTTATTCAGTCATCACTTAAGTCGCTTCCTCAAACAATTAGTTCTATTGATGCTATGGAACATAATACGTATATTGAATCTGAAGGTGAAAATTATGAAATCTCCAACCCTAATATTTAAATGAATCATTTATCTAGGAAGAAAAAGCTTTATGGGGCGGGGAAAAAACCTAAAGTTAAACCTGCTGTTCTGTCGCCTCCCAAAATAGGAGATTTCCAATTTGGGTCTTCTTTTAGTTATATGGAGACTTTAGACTTAATATCAGATGGGCCGATTGAAGGCTTGGTGGATACTAAAGGTAATCTTTTGGATGAAAGTGAATTGTCCAGAGGAGTCTATTTAGATGGGACTCCAGTTTCAGTCGCGGTTGAAACTGATCAAGATCCAGAATCAGAATCTTCCGTTGGGGATGATAGAAGTGTATCTAAGAATATAACAACATTTCAAGATATAAATGTAAAAGATAAGGGTGGGGCTAGCGTTGTTGAGTCTTTGAAAGCGCAAAATCCCGCTTTTGCCTTAGCTAAAGGTGTTTATGCTAATGTCACTTATCAAAATTTAGTTGAGGAATACTTGCCATTTAGGGTTGGGCGGCAGAGAAACTCTTTCACCCAAGCCTCTGAAAACTATTTTGATTTTAAAGAGACAGACAGAGATTATGCACACCAATACGCTTTATTGTTTAGAAACAATGCTACAATAGAAAATTCTGATTTTTTTGTTGGCTTCTATAGAAATAATGTTGCTAGGTTTGATAGAGCGGATTATTATAAGGCGGGGTTTGCTAGACACGCTGATTTTTTATTTGCTGAAAAGTTTGACGATGTTGCATTTAAAATATATCATTCAGGGAAGTCGTTTTTTGAAAAAATTTTAGAAGCTTGGAATAGTTATGGCCCAATTTCAGAAGGCGGGGAAGATCAAAACTCGTTTATGAGAGGTCTTATAGAGCAAAAAATGAACAAAGCTTTCAGCTCTGATAATTGGAAAAACGCTAGTGCGGAGGATCTTTACAAAAGGTTTTTTGAAAAAAACTATAGAAGCGGTTACATAGCTGTTTATTTCCCCGATAGAGACGTATTAAATAATATAGGAGCGGTAAAATTCAATAACAAAAAAGAGGTTAGTGTCATTCCTACTGAGTCTAATGGTAAATACTCGCCAATCTTCAAAGCTTCAAATTATATTGATTTGTTGATCCCGATTTGCGATGCCGATGGCAATCTCGACCAAAGTGCAGATATACTAGGGGCTTCATTTATTTTCGTAAAAAATAATTATAGTTCATATAATCCCGAGCTCGAAAACAGATCAGTAAAAACAAGCAAGTTTGATATTAAAAGCATATTGTTGGACTTAAAAAAAGTTACTAAATTAACTGTCGCTGAAGTAAAGAATAATGCTGATGATTCCAAATATAATTACAACAATGTTTTAATTGAATCTAGAAAAGGTGAAGAGTATCAATCTCCGTTTCGTTTCTTTAATAAAGTTCATATTGACAAGGCTGTAAATAAAAACGTTTATGGACCTTTTAAATCTTCTGGGCAGGTCCAAAGAATCAAGAGGAATACAAACGATAAAAAAGATACTTTAAGTATGGATGATGTTGGGTATGATGGTCCAGAAAGTTATATTACCCTTCAAAATGGCTTACCAATTAATGAAGGTAGTAATGACAATCAACGTGTTCAAGTTAGTAAAGATTACTCTTCATGGAATGCAAAAAATAAAGAATATCTACTAGAAGAAAAAGCTGCGCCAATTACTTATTATGTCAACAACCCAAATGTATCTGAGGTTTTTGTTACGTTACAAATAGACTCTCTCTTTGATACTGTTGAGAAGCAGTATGGCTCAACTGACTCTGATTTTAAAGTCGGGGATAAATTACCAGCTATTATGAATGTTGAGATTGAAGTCGGTAAGGTTTTACCTGATGGATTAATTCAACCAACGCTGACAAAAACCTATAGGATTGCAGCACTCATAGAAGGAACAACTCTTCTTGATATAGGCAATCCTAGCAATACAGATAGCCCAGAACAATATAAACACGTTAGAGACGTTCAAAATTTAAGTGGTAGCGCAGATTTATCTACACCTTTCCCACTTCCAAGAGTTAATGACTACTCAACAAACAACTCTTATTCTTCTCCAGAAAAAAGATATGTAAAAGTAACAAAAATATCAACAGAAACATTTTCCGTTTTAATATCCAAAGAATTAACTTTTTATAAGGTCACGGAGATTATCCCTGTCAATTTAAGTTATCCATTCTCCGCTATTATAGGGACAAAATTAGATTCTAAAAGTTTTTCTTCTGCGCCTCAAAGATCATTTGATGCCAGATTAAAACGAGTTCAGATTCCAGACAATTATTTTCCAACAGAACTAACACATAGAAAGAAAGATAAAAGATATTACGATACCGTGGCTGAATTTGAAAACGCTTCGGAAGAGAGAAAATCTATATACAAAGGTGATTGGGGTGGAGAATTTCAAACGGGTTGGACTGACAATCCAGCTTGGATTTTATATGATCTACTGACAAACACTAGATATGGTTTGGGCAGATATATCGAGTTAGACGATATCAATAAATGGGAGCTTTATAAGATTGGTAGATTTTGTGACGCTGTAGACTCAAACGGCGACTTTGAAGGCGTTCCAGATGGCAGGGGAGGCTTGGAGCCTAGATATTCCTGTAACATAATGTTTAACAGTGATGAAAAAGTTTTTGATTCCATACAACTTATATCAAAATTATTCAGGGGTCAAACATTTTTTAGGGCTTCAGAAGTTTCATTTGCTGATGAGAGAATTAAATCTCCTATAGCCACATTCAGTAACAACAATGTAAAAGATGGGGCTTTTAATTACTCAAACTTAAGAAGAGATCAGCAATTTAATACAGTTGAGGTTTCTTATTTAGATAGGTTTGAAAATTTTACTCCAAAAGTTGAGGTTATTGAGGACGAAGAGGATATTAGAAGCAGGGGTGTTTTCAAGAAAAGGATTGATGGTTTAGGTGTTACTTCTAGATCTATGGCCAGAAGAATTGGACAGCATTTAATTTATAGAACAATTAAAGAAAATCAAAGAGTTGTATTCACTTCTGGTTTAGAAGCCTTACTGTGTCAACCCGGGGATCTTATTATTGTTGACGATGATTTAAAGAACGAAAAATCTAACTTCGGTAAAATCCTTAGCGTTGATGTTGATAATGAATATATCCAGTTAAGCGGTCCTTACTCTAGTAGCTCCATGACGGGTATATTAACAGTCTATAACCCTACAGGAGAAAGCTCAATTGATGAACTAAGTGATATAGCGAGTAAGAAAAGATCTAGAACAGATACTTTTACTATTACTGGTGTATCAACAAATTCTGATTTTGATGATATTTATACTGGGTTGTATAATTTCTCGGGGTATAGAAGTGGTTATTCAGATTCTGATATTGAGGATTTAACTACATTTTCTGAATACGCTTTGTACACAGGTACTGGAGATAATATGCTTTACTTTGGTACAGATTACACAGGTTGGACATTTGCAACAGGTCTTGAAGAAGCAAATAGAGATTTTGTAGCTAAGTCAACAGGTGTTCAGAATCTAGCTGAATTAAATACTGGTATCGTTTCTACTTACTCTAGTAGTGATTCAGATAAAAGGGTTACACCAGAGATTGATATTTCAGGATTCTTTAGTGGTGACCTTAATGCTTTAAATGCTAGAGGAATATTAGAATCAGAGATCGCTCTTAATTCAGAGCCTCAAATTGTTACTTTGGTCACCACCACACAGGGGGCTGGAGACGGTTTCAGTTTTGTTAGCGGCGTAGATAACCCAGACTACCTACAGTTCATTAAGCTTGGTAGTCCGTATAGGTTCGACTTAAAAGATGCAGATGATGTTTTATATAAGATTGACTCTATTAGAGAAAATAGTCCGAATGAATACTTAGTATCTGCGGCTAAATTTGAAACTGGTAAATTCTCTTTGATTGAAAATAATATTTCTTTAGATAGAAAAGAAAATACATATGATTATAATGTCGCAACCCAAATTGGCGACACAATATACTCAGGATTATCCGCTCCAGAAAACTTATCTATTACTACTGGAGAAGGAACAGAAACAGACACTTTTTATATTAGTGGTGATTGGGATGAAGTGACATCGAAGACTAGCTATGAGGCTATTTTAAGATATCCAAACGGAGGTAGTTCATCAACAGGAATATCAAATGAATTTGTGAAATTTGATAATTTATCTTCTATAGGCAACTACTCTTTGAGTGTAAAAGCTGTTGGATCTTCTACAGGTTCCACTAAAACTATAGACTCAGATTATTCCACATTAAGAACATTTGTACTTTATACAGAATTAGAAGAGTTTGACAAATCTTTCATAAACAACATAACATTTAGATAAATGCCTTTATACGAATTCCAGCCATCTTTTACGGTCGATCAAACTGATTTGACTTTAACGAGTACGGGTAGTGGTGTTCACCTTAATAAGGCTGTCACTGTCGATTTGGATATTTTGGATAGAACTAGTGGGGCGGTATTAAATAATACTGAGTTCTTGGCTAATAGTTATGTTAGTGGCGTCAGTGTAGACATACTTAATCTTGATGGAAGTGTTGAATACCAAGACTTCCTCACTGATTATAAATCTAATGTTTTCACTTTCACTGAGTATGATAATATAAATGTTTTTGGCCAATACACAAAAGATTTTGGTATAAAAATAACACTCTCTGAAACTGGACAATCTTATACATCAGAGTTTTATTTTTACGGTAACGTTCCTGAAATCAGTGGTATTGAAGTTCAAGATTCTACAGGTACAACTTCCCATTCATCATCTGAAAGCAGCAAAACAGCTGTAAACTCTAGTGGTCAAACTGGAGCTTTAACTAGTGTTGTTACATTTAACAATGATATTGTTTAC